ACTTGACCAATGGTAATTACCTACAGCATCTAATACATGCTCTATAGTATCTGCTTTGTTAGGAAAATCAATTTGTGAATCAACAATTTGATGTATCTCATCTAGTGTGGTACACTCATCCAAGGACAAGGTATACCAACCATCATCATATTTTACATTAAAGTTGTCTATACTAAGAGAACTTTTAAATCTGATAGTATCGAATCCTTCTGATTCATCTGTTTCTATTCCACACCACTTTAATGCTGTTAATAACGTCTGCCTATATCTTAATACTCTGGTTGCTATTTTTTTCAGACCTTCCGCACCGTGATAAGCAGCGTAAAAACCTGCCATATTTGCGAGGAGTGCTTGAGCAGTGCATATATTGGATGTTGCTTTGTCTCTTCTTATATGTTGTTCCCTTGTTTGCAACGCTAATCGTAATGCTTTATTACCTTGACTATCTATCGACTGCCCAACAATACGTCCAGGAATTTTACGTTTATATTTGTCAATGGTTGCAAAGAATGCTGCATGAGGTCCTCCAAAACCCATAGGAACTCCAAACCTTTGCATACTACCCACTGCAATATCAAAACCCATCTCACCTACAGGTTTCATTAGAACCTGTGCTAAGGGATCAACAATAGCAATCTTCATACACTTACATACTTCTGCTGCTGTAAGTAACCCATCACGATGTTTTAAAGCACCATGACTATTGGGTAGTTGCACTAATATTCCAAATGCATCCTTCAACTCTGCTAGTGGTATTGATCCATCATAATCAACCAATACTATTTCAATACCAAGTGGTCTTGCTCTTGTCCGTAATACCTCTAATGTTTGAGGAAATACTTTACTATCAACTACAAATCTATTTTCTTTACCAACTGAATGTGCTAGTATCATTGCTTCTGCAGCTGCAGTCCCTTCATCTAACAAAGATGCATTTGCAACTGGCAATCCAGTAAGTTCTGTAATGAGTGTTTGATAGTTAAATAATGCTTCTAATCTACCCTGTGATATTTCTGCCTGATAAGGAGTATAAGATGTATACCAAGCAGGATTTTCAAATACATTTCTTTGAATTACTGGTGGTGTAATTGTGCCATAATATCCTTGTCCAATTAAACTTCTCTTGACAATATTATGTGAAGCAATATCTTTTAGTTCTGCAAGTGCCTCTTGTTCACTACATCCTTCTGGTAATCTATTATTATCACCACGAAGTAAAATTGAATCAGGTACAATTTCTCTGACTAATTCATCTATAGTTGATAGACCAAGATCAGCAAGCATTTTGCGTTGTTCTGATTCTGATGATCCGATGTGACGTTGTAAAAATTCTGTCATATTATGATTTATAAAAATATTTCATTTTTACTAGAATCTACAACTATATTATTATCTTCTGCAACTAATTCTACTGCTTTTTGGGAAAGATAAACACCACTATTCATAGAAACAGTCATATGGGGATCAATCTGTTCTGCTAAACTATCAACATCTCTTATTAAATTAGCATACTTAGGATCAGATTTAGCAAACTCTTGCTCTTTCTTAGTTGTGTAATGACATATAACAGGATTAAAATGATCCTTATGTTTTTGTTCTATCCATCCCTGAGTAACGTCCTGAGCAGCAAAGAGACCCTCTGTAACACCCATACGACTAAAGATAACCCATACAGCATACTGATCGGCTATTCTACGATTGGGAACTGGTAAAAGAATTTGATTCTTTTTGAACTGTTCCATTAACTCAGATAGTTCATCCAACCTTGCAGTAATATCACGATGAAGACCATCATTCATTAAAATAACACCAAGGCAATGTTTATATACTTCACATTTTCCACCTAGATCATATATACAAGATTCAACTAAATCAAGTTGCTCTCTTATATTTTTTCCACCACCATGATTTGGATCATGTCTAAATCCAAATTCCTCTCTACCATATACATCATGTGTGCAATATGTATCAAATAGATATTGAACATCATGATAGAAAATAGTATCAGCATCTACATATAAGATATTATAGAATTCCTCATCAAAATATTTAAGATTATACCATCTGTGAATTGACCAAGCATTCAACATTGTATGATCAAAACCTTCAGCAAAAGGTTTAATTCTCACTGAATAATTAAGAGCAAAATAAGGTGGAATGATATGTGGATTATCACAAAAAAGATAGATGGCTATTTCTTTATTAAATTGTCTCAATGAAGAAATACTATGCTCAAGTCTTTTTATTTCATGAACATTGATATGTTGATGCTCATTTACTTTAAATGAATAAACAACAATATTTTCAAAATTGTTATTCCTACCTCTCAGATTATTTAATTTTTCACGAGTATTTTCAGACATCAACTAAACCCTCCTTTTTTAATCTATCATAATTATAACATCCATCAAAAGTCAACTTAACCTTAGGTTTATTATAATTCATTAATAATAATTCTTTTCTATCCTGTTGATTTCTCATATACTCACCAACAGATCTCATAGTATATGTTAAATCAAATTCACTAGCAGACCATTCCTTAAATCTATCTTTAATTAATTGTGATGAATTATAAGAGATCATCATATGTGCAGTATGTTTATCACAATCTTCTGCAAATTTATCATGATTAAATTTCTTATGCATAGCACCAGACTTACCATAAAGATTATCTTTAATATCATAAGGAGGATCTAGATATATAAATGCACCATCCCAATCTGTTAAAAGATCTTCATAAGATAAATTAGTAATCTTCCAGTTTTCAATTATTTTTTGGTACCCTGAAATTTTTTCAATTCCTCTATAGGAAAAATTAGATTCACTGGCTTGGGCTGAAAAAGAACTCGACTCAGTGAGACCAGAAAAACTACACTTATTAACAATATAAAAATATGCTGCACGATCTCTACTGGATAATTCTTCATTATTGATTTTCTCTTTAGATTCTAAAAATAATTCTCTAGCAGTATCTCTATCTGGATATTTATTTTTCAAACTCCATATCATATATTGGAGATTCTCCCCATCATCCTGTATAGTCTGCCAAAAATTTACAAGAGGTTCATATAAATCATTAACCCAAATACTTAGTTGAGGATACATCTTAGAGATATGAAGTGCTACACTTCCACCACCAAGAAATGGTTCACGAAACTCTTTATATCTACTAAAGTCTGGAAAAAACTGTTCCATCTTAGTGCAAGCACGAGACTTACCACCAGGATAACGTAAAGGTGTTTTTAATGCTTTATTACTCATCTTCTAGATAATCATTCTATAATAGTCATTCCATAGTCATCTGGAGTTGGAACAGGCATATAATATCCACCACTATCCCTTCTTATTTTTGGTGTTGTTATAATTTCTATTGTTTCATCAAACCATCTATCTAAAGATCTTGCCATTTGTCTGTATCCAGATCCAACATAGAATTGGCCTGCTGCCACAGTAACTGTTGCAGCACCCCAGAACCAATAATAAAATCTTGATTTCATTTGTGCTCTAATCTTTTCACGTTTTTTAATAAATTTGTTAGTCATCATTTTTCCTGTAATTTTTGTAGCACTGTTGTCTTTTGCATGGGAGCAATATCATTAAGACCATTGGCATCAAACCATGGAGCAGTCTCCCAATCAAAACCCTCACCGAATGTATTGTCAGGTGCTACAACATACCAGTGACACTTTGCATCAGGTATGTCTACAGCACAAACTGCCCAATCATCTGCCCACTGAGGTACTTGAACATACATCACTGGTAAGTGATTTGCAAATAATGAGAGTATGAAAGCAAAGATCATTTTTTATCCTCCAATTGTTTTTTCCAATGTTCAATTAAAAGTTTTAACTCCTCAATTCTTTTTTCAGCTTGTTCAATTTTATCTTGATTATTCATTTGAATTCACATTCTACCATAATCTCTGTTAAACATGCAAGCATATTTATCTCTTGATCTGCGACGAATGCCATTTGATATTGATACTTAGCAATGACAAGAACAGCAGCAGGTATAGTAGTCGGAACCAGACACTCGTAAAGACTATCATAAATCCTACGAAATAAAACAGAAGTATCATTGTCCATATTACTGTTGACCCACTTACGTACTTCAGGAAAGTTTTTTGTCTTAAGGTTTTTAATGAGATCATTGACAGCAACATCAGAAAAGGCAGCTAATATTCCACTATCTATCTTACCACTAACTGAATATCTCTGACATTCATTTAGGACTCTTCTCCAATCTGGAAAATGTTTGTTTATTAATTCTGCTAATACTTTCTTATCAGTTTCAATCCTTTCTTTGTCCAAGATAAAATTGAGTCTTTGGAAGAAACTAGCAGCGATTTGTTGCTTCTCTTTTCCTCTAATTGAGAAGTCAACCACAACACATCTGGAGTGAAGTGGTTCAAGGATTTTATTTTTGTAGTTGCAAGTGAAGATGAATCTGCAATTTCCTGCAAACTCTTCGATAAATGCTCTGAGCAGTAACTGTACGTCGTTCCCTGTGTTATCTGCTTCATCAATGATGATGACCTTGTGCTTCGCTTCCGATGACAACGATACAGTAGATGCAAAGTTTTTTGCATTGTTTCGTACTGTATCGAGGAATCTTCCCTCATCTGATCCATTGATGACATAGAAGTCTGCTCCTAATTCGTTACAAAGTGCCTTAGCTACTGTGGTCTTACCGACACCAGGAGGACCAGCAAGTAACATATTAGGTATTTCCCCTCTATTTAGAAAATCTTTAAAGGTTTTCTTTATGTTGTCAGGAAGAATACACTCATCAATTGTAGTGGGTCTGTATTTTTCAACCCATATAAAATTACTCATAGGTCATTCCAATGACGGATTACTCCGCTAATAATAAAACAGTTAGTAATAAGATAAGAAAGAAATATAAAAGTCCGTACCAAAAGTACGTGATTGTCATATTTTTTTGTTCGCTCATCTGCGAATGATCCGAGTGCATATTTCCAGATCCTCCACAATCTTTTCATTAACTAAAAGTAGAATCAGGTTCTAATGCAATATAATATTTTAAATCGTGATTAGTATTTGAAAATCTTGATAGAAGTTTAGAAGAAACAACTACATTGTAAGCACCAGGTATTATTTTAATATTTTCAACTTTAAAGTTAAATGTAAAATCTTTATCAGTCTCGCCAACAACAACTGCAAACTCATTTGAAGTATCATTCTTCTTATCACGAACAACAAGTTTTACAACACCTGCTTCACCAACTGCTGCTAGATCTGGTAGTTGATAAACTGCTGCTGCCTTAAGTAATTTTTCTAATGCAATACTATCTAATTGAAAACAAACATCTTCAGTTGGAAGTGAAATTTCTTTATCTGGTGGAGAAACAATAACAGCAGGATCAGCATAAAAATATTTTACTCTACGTTTACCTTCACGAATAGTAAGATAAGAATCTGGGGAAAAATCTAAATCAGGATCTTGATGAAGACTCAATCCATTTAAAAATTGATTCAAGTCATAAATTGCAAAATCACGAGAAAATTGTTCTTCAATTTGTGCTTCTGCGAGAATATTTTTAGCTACAGAAATTGTTTTTAATTGATTTCCTTTTTTGACAAGAATAGAATTATTAATGCCAGCAAAATTTTTAAGAATAGTTAAAGTTTTGTCAGAAAGTTTCATAACCAAGGGTCGGAGTTTCATTTTTTTTGTCCACTAAGGCATTTGTTCAAAATTTCCAGATGGCATTGATGGTTCGCCATAGTGTTTATCGAAGTGTAATAATAGCATAGCATAATGTATTACTTTCATCAAGTCTTTTTTATTTTTTCCATCTTTACTTCCGTAACGACTTCCATACTTTAGTATGTTTGCTTGACAGAATTGTGCTGCAATGTCTCTTGCTGCCATGAGGTCTATTGTTTGAACTTTACGAAACTCGTGTTGAGTTCCTGTATAGTGTCCATTGTAGGTAGAAGAAATGTATTCTTCTATATCTTTGAGGATCTCTTCCTCATGATATTTAAATTGATGATTCACAATAGGATACTCCTCATCAAGTGTTCCGTTGAGTGTGTCATACGCTAAACTCCATGCATTAACCATAGGTAAATAGGAAATCATTTACAAAGGATTCTGACTTTTCTTCTCCAAACTTTCCTTTTAAATAACCTCTAACAGGATCAAGTTCAGTCATGTATTTGTCAAAGTCAGCATATACTGATGTATCTTCTCCTTGTGGATCACTTAATTCTACCATCTTTTTATATTCTGTCAAGTATTGTTTAAACATTGGAAGATGTACATCAACCTCATCAGGTTTACAATATCTCACAAATATGTTTTCTGAAAAGTGATTACCCATCTCAAAAAACCTATACTTACCATCATCTTTTGGAAGACCATCAACTGAGAATAGATACTTTTCTCTTGGATGTTGAAAATCAAATACCAGAATGACTTTCTTCTCACTAAACTTCATTAGATCCATTCCAAAACAAGGAAGGTCTGCACCTGTTTTAGGATACAGTATAGTGTTGTAGATGTCAGATCTAGGATCTGTTATATGTGCTTCCCTTGCTTTGATAAAATTCTTACCATAACGAAGGTTGGCTATGAGATGAGCATCTTTTCCTTCCCACTCTGCCCATTGTTCCCCAACTTTTAAGTCAGGGAATGTCTCTTCAAGAGCAGCAATGTAGTTTTTCCAAATGGTCATGCATCTTCCTCTTTTGTTAATTCAAAATCAGCATCTACCTTATCGTATAATTCAAGGAATGCTTGCTTAGTCTCATCATCAAACCTGTTTACACAAACAGAAATTGCCTTTGCCTTATCATTAAAGATGCTATAAGCACGAACAATATGAACCAAACGACGAGTACTGATGATTTCTTCTACACCACCATCGTAGAATGTTTTACGAATAATGTCACCCCAATCTACAAGTCTCTTACAAAACTCAGTGTCAGTAACACCTAACCGAGCAGCAACTCCACCTAAGATTTTAGACTCTATAGATGGTGATGGATAATCCTGTTCAAATGTTACTG